GTATCTGGTAGAGAAGGGGGCGAAAATAAATGATGATGCCTTTTCATACATAAATCCAGTTGTATTTGCAGCACATCTAAATAATACGGAGATAGTGAAATATCTGGTAGAGAATGGTGCGGATTTTATTTCATGGGGAGGCAATAGAGAATACGATACACCTGTGATTTCTGCATTAAAACATAATAATCTGGATATGGTACAATGTATTGTAAAGAAGAAGATTATTCCGAAAGATAAATGGGAAAGTATTCTTTATCGGGCAGTTGACATGCATGGATTTCAGAATGATGAAATCATGTCATACCTACATTATCACGAGGTAGGTATGAATAAACGTGAATTCGAAGAGTTAATTGAGTATACAAACGATGCTTTTTTAGAGCAGCGATGGTAAGTAGCAGCTCTCCGTCCTCTCCCGTGTCAGAAATGGACACGGATACGGACACTGCTGCTGCTCGCAGTACTGCTCCTGGAGCCGGGCGAATCATTGTGAATTATTTACAAAAAAAATTGAAAAAAAAAAACCAAGTTATTATATTATTATTTATCTTAAAGACCTATCCAGTATGTTTTACAATTTAATTTTCATTTTGGTATTGGCCTTACTATGTGTTGCTAATTGCGACAGAGTTCGTCTTCCAGACACCACATGTCTTGACAGCAAAGTTAGTCTTCCAGGCGTAGAAGACACCACATGTCTTGACAGCAAAGTTAGTCTTTCAGGCGTAGAAGACACCAGATGTCTAGAACCTCGTTCTGGCAGAGTTGCCAAATCGAGTCTTCTAGTTGTAGATCCCCAGAACGACTTCTATTTTTACTCATTGAAAGTACCTGGAGCAGATCACGATTTGGGGAGATCAATCAAATTTGTAAAATTGATTGATCCCTCTATCAGTAATATTTTTGTTACTCTCGACACTCATAGTGAAGATCATCTTGCACATGATGCATCTTTATTGACGTATCCTGACGGGAGTGATCTTCCTGTTTTCACTACTGTAACTGCGGATGACATTGAATCTGGTAAAGTATTGGTGAGAACAGGAATGGAGAAAATATTTCTCAAGTACTTGAAAGATCTTGAACAAGGAGGCAAGTATCAATATACTAAGTGGCCACCTCATTGCGTGAAAGGTACGAATGGTCATTTGGTACCCATTGAATTGCGAAATGAATTTGACACCTGGTCATCAAAAACAGGTAAAGAAGTACAATACATTGAAAAGGGTAGTAATGATATGACCGAAATGTACTCTGCACTATCCGCAGAAGTTCCACAAGAAAACGATTCCTCTACCCAGTTGAATACAGATCTGATTAACTCTCTCAACGAAAATGACTATGTTATCGTTTTTGGACAAGCCAAGTCACATTGTGTTAAAGCAACAGTTGAGGATTACCTTGATCATATTGGACCAAATACAAAGATTATACTACTCAAAGATCTCACTAGTTCAGTACCAGGATTTGATCATCTAGGTACTGAACTAGAGGAAACGTTGATTAGAAACGGTCATATTGTTTCTACATCAGACGAGGTCAGTTTGTTATTGCATTAGATGAATTCTGAAAAGTCAATTGGGTGAAGAAACTTTGGCTAGAATCGTCCTAAACGATTAATATATAAATAAATTTTTATTTATATATTAGTTATCAATATAAAAATATGATTATGTTACAGTTTCTGATAGAAAAAATTGAAATTAGAAATATAAATATAATAAATATATCTAATAATATTTAGATAAATAAAATTGTATTGTAATATACAATGATTGATGGTTATCAGGGAATAATGGCGCTAGATACACGGAATATGAAACCAGAATATATAAAACAAGCAATAGAACAACATGAAAAGGATATCAAAGATTATATGTTGAGACAATCACAATTAAAACCTGAACATCGTTATGAAAACACAATTTTACGTATACAAAAACAGCATGAATTAGAGGTTATGCATCTTAATAAACGTGCTAAAACCAATACAAAACTAAAAGAGGATAATTACAATTATATGTATAATAATAAAAAAAGCTAGAAGATAAAAATAATTTATATATAAAAATATATTTTTATATATAAATATGCCTGGAGTTGTTTTAAGATTTAATGATGATGATCATAATAAAATAATAAATATATATAATAAAATTAATACACTTGTAGGTGAAAAAATAATAAATATAGATCAATTACCACATGTATCATTAATGCGAATTCAAAAAGATTTTACTCAAAAAACGGTAGATAAAATTGAGAAAATACTTGATAAATGTACACTAATAGAGCTAGATATTGAACTATGTGGATTAGGTATGTTTAAAATAAAAGAAGATAAATATGTTTTATATATAAAGCCTATATTTAATCCAACGTTCCAAACTCAACATGCAAGAGTGTGGAAATTACTTAATAAAAATGTAGATTTATTAGATGAAGAAAAATATTCTCCAAAATCATTTACACCTCATATAACTGTTCCATTATTTAGATCAAATAAAAAAAATGTGTTAAAAGTAATGGATTATTTAATGGATTTTGACTTAAGATTTCATATTACATCTAATAAAATTTCATTTATTAATACATCTAAAGAAACCGGAAATTTAAAAATTCATATAACTAAAAAATTAACAAAGATTAATAATAAAACAATATAAATTTAATTAATAATATCAATACCATTTTCTTTAATATAAATAGTTTTTTCATATTGTGCAACTAATCCATTATCTGGAGTTTGTAATACTGGATACTTTGTGATACTACTACTTTCAGGTATTTCAAAATCAAACCATCTTGGGCAAAATGCCAATGTTTTCCGAACATCGTAAATAGATCGTATATTTTCATCATATATGTTATTTGTATTTTTTGTTTCAATCATAAAATGATTACATTCATGTGTAGTATAAATATCTCCAGATCCAGTAGTTGGAAATGTTTCAATAGCGAATACTTCATTTTCTAGCATTCTTTCATAATATTGAATTTTGATATTAGGTACCGCTTTATTGACATGAATAATGTATGGTGCGATATTATGACCGCATAAATCATAAATAGATTTTATAGGATAGATTTTATTATCTATTTCAATTTCCTTGCTTTCAATATATTCTTGGATATATCCGCCAATTTCGCCAAGTATTGCGTCTGGTCCCGAATGTTTTATACCAATTTCTGTAGCACATTTACTAATATTAATTAATTCATCATATTTACCACTTGGGCACCATGAAAATGCTCCATCACTTATACACCCATTGATATGTACTCCAAAATCAATTTTAATAATATCGTCGTGTTTTATTACTGGGTTATTTATTTTAGATGGTGTAAAGTGAGCCGCGACATCGTTAATATTTATACCAACTGGAAATGCAATGCCTGATAGTAATGGTTGATGTTGATTAAATTTAGTTAGTTTAATAATTTGATTTTCGATAAATTCAACAATATCTAAAGCAGTTTTGAAGTTATGTAAATTTTGTTGTATTTGTTGTTGTATTATTTTATGTATAATACCAGATTTCTTAAAATCTGTGTACATTTGAATGATTATAGAGATAATTATTTATATGTATAATCATATTTATTCTGCAAGTTTTTTTTCAATTAGTTTTGATTTATTTAATTCTTTTATTAGTTTGATATTATCTTTAGATATGTCTACATATTCAGATATATATTCCCAATCGAATTGATCGTTAAATGTATCTATAATATTATATATTTTAATTAAAAGATCTTGATTTAGGTAATCATTATAACTTAATAAATATAATGATATTACAGATTTATGTTGAATAATAAAATCGTATGTAATATGTTGATTTTGTATAATCTGTTCCATGTCTAATAAATTAATATTGTCTTGAATAAAATCAATAGATAGAGTTTGATTTTCAGAGATGGTTGTATAGATTTCAGCAGTAATGTCTGGATATAATTTAATTATTTTAATAATAGATGATTCGTCTAATATTCGTATTTCTAATAATTCTAATATTTGATCATGTGATAATTTATCTAAATGATCCATTATATATGTTTCTGTTATGTTTTTAGACCAAATTAGAATATTCCATACATCATATTTTTGAAATATATCAATAAAAGTTTCATTTAATAAAAACTGAATCTTTATATTTTTNCCTAATAGAGTCCAATTAATCAAGTCTTTATTNTCACATATAAATTCAAAAGTCATAAATTGATTTTCCGATATAATGTCCCATATTATATTATTTTTATAATTTTCCATAATAGATATAGATAAATTTTGATATGTACATAAATCAGTCCAATTAATATCATCGAATTCAATTAATATTTTTTCTATAACATCAAATTTTAATTTTTGATATTTAATAATATCTAAATTATTTTCTTTTATTTTATTCCATATATGTTCATTTAAGATTAATTCAGAAGATAAAATTTGTTTTTTAATTAAGTGTTCTATATTAATATTATCTAAATTATCGAGTATAGTATCTTTTTCCAAAGTTGTATTGGAAATTAAAAAATCCCAGTATTTTACATCATCTCTATTTGTATCATATATATATTTATCTAAATTTTTTAAAACAGTCTTGTCGCCATTTTTTATAAATTCATTAATTAGATTCATTAATTAATGAATTTAAATAATATCTAAATTTAAACTAATTATATATTTAAAATGAATCGAACTTTTATGTGTATAATTTTTGTTAATAATATAATATTTAATTTATTTCAATGATCAATGCAGATATTATTAAATAGATATAAATTTAGTATGAATAATATGGTCGGAAAGGGTGGGTTTAGCGGTGTTTATAAAGGATATGATATTAAAAATGACATAGATGTTGCGATAAAAATAGATGATAAAATAAAATATAATAAAATAGAATCGGAAATATATGATAAGATAAAAGGATTAAAATATATGGCAAAATATCTAGATTATTTTGAATTAGAGGGTAAATCATATTTAATTATGCCATTATATTTTAAAAATTCCGATAGTATAGTTAAAATAAATTCCGATGTGTTTTTTAATGAGAAGGATGTATTAATGTTGGGAATTCAAATATTACAGCAATTAAATAATTTACATAAATCGGGTGTTATACATCAAGATGTAAAACCGGATAATTTTGTTTTTGATAAAAAAGAGAATAAATTTAAATTAATAGATTTCGGATTAAGTAAATGCTATATGATAGATGACAAACATATAGTATTTAATAAAAATAGTTCAAGATGTGGGACAATGAGATATATGAGTTTGAATTGTCATAATAGATATGTATTATCTAGAAGAGATGATTTAATAAGTTTATCATATTCATTAATATATTTATATATGAAAAAGATACCTTGGAAAAATATAAAAACTCTAAAAAATAAAAATAAAAATGAATTAAATTCTGCTATTAAAAAATTAAAAAAAGAATTTAATGAAAATATAAACCATATAGATTTACCTGCACCTTTATTATTTTTATACACATATAGTGCTGGGTTAAAATTTAATAAAGAACCTGACTATAACTTTTTAATTAAAGGATTTTATAATTATTTGAAATTGAATGGAATGAAATATGATGGAAATTGGACATGGAAAAAAATAATATAATATGTATTAAAATGACTCTGATAAATTAAATGATGTATTTTCTGACTCTTGCAAAGATTCAGAATCAATTTGTGACGATAATTCGAATACATCTAATAAGTTTTTAATTTTATCAAACTGTGTATTTGATAGTTTATTAATATTAAAAAAAACACCATTATTATTAGAATTATAATCGATATTTTCTTGCAATACAATTTTAAATAATTTAATATAAAATTTTCTATATTTTAAATTTTGTATTCTAAATACAATTTTTTTTTTATCATCATAATCATATAAAATATTTTCTGTTGAATTCATGATATAAATAATATATAAATTTAAATATTTAATTAAACATATTTAATGATTTTTATATATTTTATATTTTATATTTTTTATATAATATATTTTATATGAGTTCGAAAAATTTAAAAGATTTAATTAATAAGGAATATACTTATCCAGAATATGATGATGTAAATTTTCAATCAAAAATTTATAATAAAAGGGAATTTTATTATCACAAAATTCCTCAACTAAATACAATGAAAAATTATGAAGAAATTAAACAATATAGGGATGATGTTTGTGGGGGGAAACTAGAATTATATACTCATCAGGCGTTTTTGGCAAATTTCATAAATCCGAATACGCCATACAAAGGTCTTTTATTATTTCATGGCACCGGTACGGGTAAGACAGCTTCTGCAATTTCGATAGCAGAAAATTTCAAGGATATGGTAAAAAAATACAATACGAAAATTTATGTACTCGTCCCAGGTCCTTTATTAAAAGAGAATTGGAAGGATGATATAATAAAATTTACGGGAAGTAATCATTTAAAAGACTTGATAAATCAATTAGGATATGTTGATGAATTAGAAGAAACAAAGGCAAAAAAGAATGCATTAAAGGATGCATTACAATATTATAAGATAACAACGCATAGAAGTTTTTATAAAAAAGTATTAGGTGAAAAAATTAAAGATATTCGAGAGTCAGATGATAAAAAGAAGAAATATAGAATGACAGATGAAGGTGATATCGAAAGAGATTTATCAATAGATAAAATCGATAATTTAGATAATACATTACTTATTGTAGATGAGGCGCATAATTTTACAGGAAATGAGCATGGAGATGCATTAAAAAAGATAATAAAAAAATCGAAAAATTGTAGAGTGATATTATTAAGTGCAACTCCAATGAAAAATTTAGCGGATGATATAATAGAATTAGTGAATTATCTAAGACCGGAGGATGATCAGATGACAAGAGACAAGATATTTAATTCGAATAAAAATTATTTGATGGATTTCAAACCTGGTGGAAAGGATTATTTCCAGAAAATGGTAAGTGGTTATATATCTTATTATAGGGGTGCAAATCCATTACTTTTTGCAAAAAGAATAGATATGGGTGAAATACCTCCAGGATTAATTTTTACAAAATGTATAAGATGTACTATGAGTAAATTTCAGCGAATGACATATGATAAAGTAGCGGAATTATATGAGAAAGATACATTAGAAAGAAGTACAAGTTCTGTTGCGAATATTGCATTGCCAGTTTTAACGAAAGATAAGAAAGACATAGAAGGTAATAAGGGTGAAGATGGAATAAATATAATGAAATCAAATTTAAAAACACATAAAATGGAATATTTAAATAAATTAAATAAACTATTCTTTGATGGGAAAATAAAAAATGTAGAAGAGATAGTATATGAATCTTTAAATACTGATAATATAACCGGCTTAATTTTTAAAAAAGAAAATTTAAAGTTATTTTCAACAAAATTTTATGAAGTATTCAAGAATATAAGTGAGAAAGTAGAAGGTAAACGAGGTAGTGGTACCATTTTTATATATTCAAATTTAGTAAAAGTTGGAATAGAGGTATTTCAAGAAATATTATTACAAAATGGATATTTGGAATTTAGAGAAGATCAAAACTATAATATCACAGAAAATACATTAGATTATAAAACAGGAATACCATTTAATGAATTTAAAAATAAAGATTTGGATGTTGATTTTTTCCCTGCAACTTTTATTCGTATTACTGGTAAAAGTGACGACTTAGAAGAAGAATTGCCAGATGTTAAAAAGAAAATATTAGATAACTTTTTTAATAACATCGAAAATACAGATGGTAGATTCCTTAAAATTATCCTAGGTTCAAGAGTAATGAATGAAGGTATAACATTAGAAAATACAAGTGAAGTGCATATATTAGATGTGTATTATAATTTTGGAAGAATTGAACAAATTGTAGGTAGATCAATTAGACAATGTAAACATTACCAGGTCACATCTGAAAAAAATCCGTATCCAGAAGTGAAGATTTATAAGTACGTTGTAAAATTGGAAAATAAATTATCATCAGAAGAGAATTTATATAGAAAGGCCGAATTAAAATATTTACTTGTAAAACAGGTCGAAAGAGCAATGAAAGAAGTATCAGTTGATTGTCCTATAAATCATAATGGTAATGTTTTTATAAAAGAGGTAGAAGACAATAAAGGTTGTTATAAACCGAAAATAGATTCTGTATTGCCAAGTGGTGCAAAATACTGTACAGAAAAATGTGATTTCTTAGAATGTGATTATGTATGTGCAGATAAAAAATTAAATTTAGAGTATTATGATAAAAAATCAAAAATATATAAGAAAATCTTTAAAAATAATTTGGATTATACAACATTTACCGATGAATTAGCAAAAAATGAAATTAATAATACAAAAGAAAAAATTAAAGAATTATTTAGATTAAAATATGTTTATACCTTAAGAGAAATATTAATAGAAGTAAAAAAAATGTATAAAGAGGAACAACAAGAGCTATTCGAAGATTGGTTTGTATACCAAGCGTTGGATACACTTATCCCTGTAGAAAAAAATGAATTTATTAATTTTAAAGATACTATATATGATAAATTTAATATTGCAGGATATTTAATTTATAGAGGATATTTTTATATATTCCAACCTTTTGAACAAGATGAAGATGCTCCAATGTTTTATAGAAAGACATATAGCAAAGATTTAATAAATCAATTATCATTATATTCATATTTACAAGGTAATAAACTATTTATTGAAAGTAAAAAGTTACAAGAAAAAATAAAAGCATCAATATCATTAGAAAAATATGATTTTAAGACGAATCAAGAATATTATGATGAAAGAGAAGAGTTTGACATTGTTGGTGTAATTAACACATTATCAGGTACAAGAAAATTAACAATTGGTAAAGAAGGCGATGTATTTAAGATTCGTGACAAAAGAGGTAAAATACTTGATAAAAAAAGAGGCGTAGGTATTCCTTCAATTAGTGGAGCAGTATGTTATTCATCTAAAGATAAAAGTCAATTAAAAAAATTAAGTAGTAAATTAAATATTGGATATGATAAAAAGATGACAAGAATTGATACATGTTTAAGTATTAGAGATCGTCTATTATATTTAGAAAAATTCTCAACGGGTAAAGAGAATTTAACATATATGATTATACCTTATAATCACCCAGTATATATATTTCCATTAAATTTAGAGGATAGAATACGTTATGTAGAATCTAATTTTAATAAATACCAAGTGAGTAAAGTTAAGTTTAGTTATAAAAAAGGCGGTAATGGTATTTTTATGAATAAAAGAGATAAAACACTTGCAACATATGAAGTAAGTTTTACATATAGTGGCAAATTTAAAAAAGAAACAGATGAAATGTTAAAAAAATATAAATTCAATAATAAAGGCGATAAATGGACATCGCTTTTTGAATAAATTTTTAATATAAATATAAAATATAATTATATTTATATTATATATAATGTCCAAAATAGCATTTTTATTTTTAACGATTGATAATATTAATTATCCAGCATTTTGGGAGAAATATTTTGAAAATAATTATGATAAAATTAATATATATTGTCATCCAAAAAATCCAAAAAATGTTACTATACCGTGGCTAAAAAAAAATATTATTCCAGATTTAGTTGAAACCGGGTGGGGGTATATAACAAATGCATATTTTAATTTATTATCAACCGCAATGAAAGATAAAGATAATATAAAATTTATTACTATTAGTGAAAGCTGTATTCCTTTAGTTCCATTCAATAAATTATATTATAATCTAACAGAAAATCCCGATAAATCATATATTAAATTTATGAAAATTAAAAATTATGATCTAAGTGCTAGAATAAAAAATCAAAAAAATTACGAAAAATATAAATTATATAAACATTATGCAAGATTTTGTCTATCAAGACATCATACAGAAATATTATTAAGTAAAAAAAAAGATATGGAATTTTTTAATAAAATGCATGTAGGAGATGAATTTTTTCTATCATTATTATATCCATTTAATAATATAGACGATTTCGCGATTACTTATGATAATTGGTCATATGTACACCACCAAATAGATAAAATAAATAAAGATATAAAAAACATTTATATAAAAATAGAGAGTGGTACGTCAGAAGTAAAAACATTAACTGAAAAAATAAAATCATTAACTAAATTAAAAGAGGATATTGGTAAAAATCCTAAATCATATAATAATGTTACATTAGAAGATATAAAATCAGCTAAAAATACTGGTGCTTATTTTTGGCGCAAATTTCCAAAAGATAGCAATATATCAACATATAAAACAGATTTTGAAATTTTGTATAAACAAAAAGAATTATATTTTATACATATTCCTAAAACAGCAGGTACATCAATTGCTCACGTGTTTCATGATGGATTAAATAAAGAGATCGGTTATGGTTATTATAGATATAAAAATAAACATATAAAATCAAAAGATATATTAGATGATAATTTGAAAATAAAGGAAATATTAAATATAAGTACATGGCATATTCCATTTAGTTTTTTAAATAAAAAATATATGAATAATATATTTAATAAATATACATTATTCGCAATAATACGAAATCCATTTGATAGAATCGTGAGTGAATATGGATTTTGGATAAGATATTATAATAATAATAAACATAAAGACTATGCGAAAGATACATTAAAAATGTTAAAAGAAATATATGAAACATTAGAAGTTAATCCTGCAAATTTGAATAAGTTTATTCATAAAATTTTAGATAATAAATATAAATACGATTTAGACGGTCATTTAATTCCCATGTATAAATACACTCATATTAAAAACAATCATGAATTAATATTAATATGTGATATATTAAGATATGAAAATCTAAATAATGACTTTAATCGATATATAGATAGTTATAATATTAAATTACCAAAAGATAGTTTATTAAAAACACATATTAATAGAACTGATACAGAAATAACTAGAAAACATTTAGATGAAAAATCAATTAAATTAATTCAAGAATACTATAAAAAAGATTTTGAATTATTTGGTTATGATATGAATATTTAATATAAAAATAATTAATATTTTTTTTATAATATATATTATAAAAAAAATGTCTAAAGATGTATATTTTATACATATCCCTAAAACCGCAGGAATGTCTGTCGCAAAACTATTTTATGAAAATTTAAAGATCAATGTTGGTTATTTTTATTATATTACTACGAAATTTTTAGGAGATTCTAAAGCACTAAAGATGTTAAATGAAAAATATTCTTTTTTATATAATAAAATAAATAAGTGGCATATACCATTTAGTTTTTTAAATAAGCACTATCAAAATGAATTAATAAATAAATTTAAATTATTTGCAATAGTACGCAACCCATATGATAGAATAATAAGTATTTACGGGTATGGGATAAAAACTTATAATAATAATATATATAGAAAACTTAAACATTTAAGAGAAATACATGATAATTCATTTGAAGTAAATCCCCAAAATTTAAATAATTATATTCATAAAGTATTAGATAATGATAAATATAAATATGATTTAGATGGACATTTTATCCCAATGTATAAACACACTCATATTAACATAGATAATAAATTAACATTAATATGCAAAATATTAAAATATGAAAATTTAAATAATGAATTTAATGAATTTATACAAAATAATAAAATAAATATACCAAAAGATTCTTTACTTAAAACACACGTAAATAAATCAGGAACAGAAATAACTAGAAAACATTTAGATGAAAAATCAATTAAATTAATTCAAGAATACTATAAAAAAGATTTTGAATTATTTGGTTATGATATGAATATTTAATATAAAAAATCTTTTAATTTATTTACCGACTCATCTATTGCACTATCCTTATAACTAACAAATACATCATGAGATGCATCTTTAATTAAATGTAATTTTATATTATGTCCTAATTTTAATATTTGTTCTTTATGTTTATCAATATCTAAAACTTCATCTCCTGTATTCGCACCTTTATATTTAGATGTATGATCAGATAATAAAATTAATGTTTCATATTTTAATTTTATTTTGTCATTAGAAATATCACTATGATATTTAATAATATTTCGAAACCATGAGCTAATAATAGGTGTATTGTATTTCTTTTTATAAATACAATCAAAATTAAATTTATTAGATAGCATTAGAACATATTTATTTTCTCTAAAAGATTTATTATTAGTTAAATCATATTCTGGCATATACGGTATTATATAATATAATAAGTAATTAAATATATAATGATCATAGTCATTAAATTTATAATGCAACCATGGTGCATTTAAGACCATTTTATTTATTTTATTTTTAGTAGTATCTTGATATAAAATTGCAATTAGTCCACCAGTAGAATGTCCATATAATATAACTTCATCATATAAATTTAAATTAAAATAATCATATACCATGTCAATTTCATTATGTGATTGTTTAATATCATATATATAATCAGTAACGTCTTCTTTTAATTCATGACAATTTCTATATAAAATAGAATATATGTCATAATCATCAAAATGTTGAGATATGTGATAATGATAAAAATAATCATTTCTACCTGGTAACCATATTATACATTTTGAGTTATTACATTTTTTATATTTTACGCTAAATGTAATATTATCATCCAAATTTAAATGTATTGATTTAAATTTGGATTTTTCTTCTGGTATATCATTCATATTAAATAAACTATACTAAATAAAAAAAATTATGGTGATAATATCTTTAGTTTACAGCCTAGATAAATATTTTGGTCGTTCAATTCCATTAATTGCATTTTTATATATATTTGTGGCACTATTTACATCTCTATTCTATACAGCTTCACAATTCTTATACCGAAGAGCTCCATCTCTTGCTGACCTTAAAATAAATGAAATATTTTAATCCAATCCAATTCTGGTCTTTTCCAGTCACATATTCGTTCGTTTGAGTAATATACTTTAATTTTATCTAAAGGCAGACCTGTTGTTATTTCTGTATTATCATTTGTAATTAAAATAATATTAAATTCTATTTTAGGATTAATTTCATATAATTTTTGAATAAATTTATTTATTTTATTAATTTTAATCTTGCCAAATACTTCTCGAATAAAAATAATTTTTTTATTCGATTCTAGTAAATCAAGAAATCTACGTATTCTACGAGTATATTTTTCTTTAAAAGGTATTAATTTTTCATGATCTATTTTATTTTCAAATTCATGATAAAAACTACAATAATCATTCTTATAAATATACGATCCCATCTTTGAATTTACTTTAAATTTTTCGCTAAATTCTTTGAATACAAATGTATCAATATCTAAAAAATTATTAAATTTATTATCAATTAATGATGTAATATTATTAAAATTACTAATACGAACCCAGTCAAATGGATATGCTTCTTCTCTTAATTTATATAATCTTAAATTATAAGCAATAGCACACGAAGTACCCAAAGACACATATATTTTATGACTCATGACTAAAAATTGAATTAATAATATTATATTTTTATTTTATTGTTAATTAATTCAATTTTATTATGAATTATAGAAATAAAACGATTTTTGATTGGAATGATTTTAAAATAAATAAAATATCATCTATTATTTCATTACAATTAATGGAAATACTAAAAAAAGAAATAACTACGTTACCCATAAAAAATGTAATAATTAGAGATGTCGATAATCAAATTGGTATAATATTACAAATTAATATGAATATATTTGATAAAAAAGATGGAAATTTATATTTTCAAATTTTAAGTGATAAAATAAACGAGTTAAAATATAAATTGCAATTATTTGCAATTCAATTTTTAAATAATAAAAAGTTTGAAAATGGTCATAACATATTTTATTACAAAAAAGATTATATTACATTTAATGTAAATTATATAGATAAAAAAGTTATATATTTATTACCAAATAGTTTTTATCAGGCAAATATTAATACGCTGGATAAATTTTATGAATCATTTAAAAAATGGATTATTCTAAGTAAATGTACAAATATGATAAATTTAGGAGATGATGGTGGCAATGTTTGTACAATATTATCAAGTTTATTTAATAAAATGATATCATATTTTCATTGCAAGTTATCTTTCGAATGTGCCTTAGAAATGATAAAATCTAATTCACTAAATAATCTTATTTTGACAAATAAATTAAATGATCTTAAAACATTTGATGAAATAAATAAAAATATAATATTATTTATAAATCCAGGAAGAAAAGGTATGAATATAGAAGAGATTCTATATATAAACGAGTCTAAAAATATTACTTATATAATTTATATGGCATGTAATAAATTAGCATTTGATAAAGATATGAAGTGTTTAAAAAAATATAAAGTAATTGATCATAATATAATTATAAACATGCCAATTATTAATAAAGATCAATATTTATATTTTATAAAATATTTATAATATATATATATGAATATTTATAATGCATATGGTGATTTTAAAGTCAGAAATAAAATAATTGAAAATATGGAAAATGATGATCTTAAATTAATAAGTTATGATATGATAAAAGATAAAAAAAGTATAATTTATAAAGTAGAGGATGATAAAATATCTGGATTTTTAACTTTTAATTATATTGATAAATATTATAAATCAAAAACAGATGCAATGAAAGTTTCATTTACTGGCAAGAATTTAACAAATAGTGGAAATTCTACAATATTAATAACGTGTTATTATTTTATAAATAATAAAGTATTTGAGTATGATGAAAATTATCAGACTTCTAATAAAATAGATATTTCATTAGAAAATAAGATAACTTTCAATTTTGATTCTGATATAGCTGTTATATCAAAAGATAATATAATAAATGAATATGAAGTTATAGATATACCAATTGGTGAATTTATTATAAGAAAAAAAACAGTTGATGGTTTAGAAGATCAATTAATTAAACTAAAAACAGTTGAAGAAAAAATTAATATAATGCAATATAAAAGAGAACTATATTTTGAAATACTATCAGATGAAAAAAACAAAGCTATACTAACAAAAAATGGTGATAAATATGGTCAAATACAAGGAATGGGAATTAATAGTTATATAGAAATTTATGCTGTAAAACAGAAGGTAGTAGAAGGGTTTGGAATATCTTCTTCTCCTCTAATTAAATCACAACCCAAAATAGAAGAAGAGGTAGAAGAATTTAATATATTAATATTAAATAAATCATATCAAATAGAATTTGAAAAAAAAGATATAGTAAATATACCACCGTTTTTTAGATTGTCTGCCAACTTTAATTGGTTTAGGACTACTAATAGTATTTTATTAAAAGATGGCGGAATATTATATTTAATGGATTTAGATGGTATTACTATGTTGGTATATAAAAATAATTCATTAAATCAATATACATATTCATTTTTTATAAATGTAAAAGGTGAATTAAAACATTATACTCCTGAGATAGGAAGTTCTAATATATCTTTTTTTAAAGATGATTATCACATTAATTTTTATGAAAATAGTCTTTATTTAGCAAAATTTAATGAAGATTTTAGAGGTATAAAAGGATTTACATTTTCAGATGGTTTATTTTCAAAAGATAACTTTACTATAGATGACTTATATTATAAAATTACAGAAGATGATATTGAAACTAAGTTTGAAGGCATAAATTTTGGCATGGGTAAATATAAAGTTAAAATGAATAGTGAATTAAATGATAAAATAGATGATAAAGAAATTGATATAGAGTCAGTACCACTATTTTTAAATTTTGACAATGATAAATTTCAAATTATAGATAATTATGCAATGAATAGAGATGAAAAATTACAATTATGTAAGTATACCCAAAATAGTGAAGATAAAATAATATTTATATTAAATAAACCAAGAGTTGGTCCTATATATTATGATATTATTGACTTCACAGCATATGACAAAGTTGAAAGTTTAGCTAAGTTTAAAGAAACTCTTCGTCTACCTCCATGTGAAGAGTGTTCTGAAGTGAAAGAATGTCCTGAATGTGAAAAATGTGAAGATAAAATATGTCCCGAATGTGAAAAATGTGAAGATAAAATATGTCCTGAATGTGAAAAGTGTCAAGATAAAATATGTCCTGAATGTGAAAAGTGTGAAGATAACGGATCAGGAATAAATATTAATTACATCTTTTTAGTAATACTTTTAATAGCATTAATTTATTATTTTTGCAATTCAAGAAGATATAATTAGAAATAAATTTAATTTAATGTAAAAATAGCATATTTAGTACTTAGTAAAATATTTAGTGAAATATCATTATATTCATATAATTCAAAATTATTAGAAAATAGTTTGAATATATCTTCTTCTTTATCACTACCTGGTTTTACATTAACGAATATTATTGTTATTTTTCTTGGATTTTTTTTATAAGATAATTTAATATTCTTAATAAGTTGTTTATATTTATCAAGTTCATCATTATCTATTTTTTTTGAATAAAATTGTTTGGCAAATGGATTAAATAAATAAATATAAGTAACATCTGATGGTATTTTATAATTAATTATATCAATATTGTGATTAATTATTTTTTTGGATTTTATTAAACTTAAGTTATATTTGGCAGATTTGTATATATTTTTATCAATATCTACACCATAAATCGACTTGAATTTATATTTATTATTTACATATAATAAGTTATATGCGTTTCCGCTACCAACATCAAGAAATGAGTCATTATTAGATATTTTAAATTTGTCTAATAAAGAAATACATTTTGATGAGGAATTAAAAATAGTAAAAATTCTATTATAAAAATGATAATATTTGTAGTTAAAATTATTAAATATGAAAGGTTTTTTATATATTTTAATTAATCTATTATTATCAGCATAATAGATATTATAAAAAAGAAGAGTAATGAAAAATAGTACAAGTATGTATATATTTTCCATGTATTGAATATATATATTGAATATATTTAAACTGATAGTAATATTTAAACTGATAGTAATATTTAAATCAAATGTCGAATACAAATATTGATTATAATAATGATATTCTTACACAAAATTTAATGACATTAAGTTCATTTCCAGTTGCGTTTTATAGTCATTTACATAATGAAAATATAAAATTAAAAACGGATAATGATAATTTAGAAGAGAGTAATATAAAGTTGAGAAAAAGGCTTAATGATTGTAAGGATAAAATAGAAGAATTCGAAGAGAAAGAGAGACCAAAAAAGAAAGCGAAGAAAAGTAAGTTTAAAACAATATCATATAAAAAAACGACAAAATCATATGATGAAGATCAAATAAATAATACTTTACGATCTATTAAATCAATAAAAGATATTATTGATTTAGATAATAAATGGATGAATATTAAACATAATGCAACTTTACAACGCTTATATAATGTAATTCCACCATTGAAAGAATTAAATAATATGATTGGTTTAGATGATGTTAAGAATAATATATTTAAGAAAATAATTTATTACGTAAGAAAACCGAATAATAACGAGTATTTACATACAGTAATTGCAGGCCCACCTGGTGTAGGTAAAACCGAATTGGCAAAAATATATTCTCGTATATTCGTTAAATTAGGTATCCTACAGAATGATACATTTATTGAAGCAAAACGTGATGATTTAGTTGGTAAATATCTAGGACATACCGCTCAAAAAACACGAGCCCTTTTAGAAAGTGCTATAGGTGGTGTATTATTTTTAGATGAGGCATATTCATTAGGTAATGCAGAAAAGCGTGATTCATTTTCAAAAGAGGCGATCGACATGATAAATCAGTATTTGTCAGAGCGAAAGAATGAATTAATGGTAGTAATTGCAGGTTATGAGGAGGAGTTAGATATGTGTTTTTTCTCATTTAATCCTGGATTAAAACGACGTTTTGCATCATATTATAAGATAGAGAAATATAATTCTGATGAATTGGTAGATATATTTAAAATAAAATTAAAATCAACAACCTATGATAATAAAGTAGATAATAATAAGTTAAAAGAATTCTTTAAAGAAAATTATGATGATTTCAAATATTATGGAGGTGATGTAGAGAAGTTGCTAAGTGAAATAAAGTATAGTCAATCATTTAGAACATTTAATGAAAATTCAGATTCGAATGATATAATTTATAAAGATTTAGAAGATGCATTTATTAATTTTAAAACGAATAACAATGAAAAGACGCACAAGGGTCCTCCAATGGGGATGTATATTTAATGAATAATAATAGATTGATATAGTTTAATTATAAAGAAGATGCACATTATAATACATAATTTGTATATTAATTTGTAGAAAAATATGTCAGTATTATTTAGATTATTATATGTTTGGAAAATATTATTTAAACAAAATTCTTGATATGTATCAAAATATTTTTTAATAGTTTTTGATGTATTAAAAGGGATAATATCAACTTTTGTATCAACTTCTTTATAACCCAATGGTATCATTAATTCATTATATGATGATAGTGAATTTCCTTGGAAATGTATTAATGATGGTGTCGTTTTAGTTACACTATTATATAATAAATTATTTTTATTAACTTTATATCGATTAAGTGATCCGCTTAAGTTACCAAAAATAGATTGATTATAATCTAAAGTAAATTTTTTATTATTATTTTTTATATAATAATATGAAAATAAACATTGATCGTCGTAATAGCAAGATTTATTTAGATTTTCATCATTAAAATTTAATAAAGTTTGATATACTTCTTGTAAATTTTTTTTATATCCGATAACTCCTCCTAAACATGGATATCTATAATCAGAAATTTTATTTTTAGGAAATTGATTGTATGTTAATTTTAGAGGATTGATATTAAATTGATCAAGTTCTGCGGGTAAAAGTAAATTCATTTCTGCAGATATTATTACTGATTTTTTTAATGCTTTAAATTTTTTAATTATATTATTTTGATTTTCCTGTATTAATAAATCATAGCAATCACATAAAATAATAATATCATTGTCATTGTAATTTTTAAGTTCATTTAAATAGCATTCCATACGCCATCTCCATCCTTTAAATTTTTCGTTTAATGCCAAAATCTTATATTTTATATTATTTTTTTTGCATGATACCTCAAAATTATCAACCGCATTTGTTTGTGTTGTAGCTAATGTTATTACATATAAATTAGTCATTATATATATATAATAATTATATTAAATTACAAGCACTTGTAATATTTGAATTAATATCAATGCCATCTATGTCGCCATTTATTTTTTTTAACATACAACTAACAGTGATATAGTTTAATTCGTCTGCAGATATGATTTTATATGGTAAAATAATATTCATAAAAAACCAATATTCATATATACCAATTAATACAATCAGTACAGCATGTTCTACAATTAGTTTTTTTAATGATAATTTATAAAACATAAAAGTACATGAAACATATAAAATAAATGAACAACCTAGGCAAATTGTACCGTAATATGCAAGAGACTGTAACTTCTGATTATATTCTTCATATTCTATAATACTTTTATCATTTTTAGTTTTTAATGTATCATAATATGCCATAGATTCAGGACTATTTAATTCCTGATTTAAATATTCTGCGTTATTTTCATTTATACTAAATTCGTCGTGAGAATTAAAATACGATTTTAATTTAAGTAAAAAAGCATTTCGTTCCATATCAACTACAAAACTAAAAAATAAAAATATTTCAAAAATAGATAATAATGTGATATGTAATATTAAATGTAATGGTATTCTAACATAATTATTATGAAGTCTATTTTTATACGATTTATGTATACATTTATCATCATGTAATGTTTCATTTGGTATTTCACCAGTTGATGTAATATCTGTATCTTCAGTACTAATTAAACTATGTTTATTATTTGGAGAGTTAGGAGGTGTACGCCATGATAATAAATTATGACGTGATATAGATATTTTATTTTTATTTAATTCAATATCATTTGACATTTAGAGTAATATTAATTCTATATCTAAATATTACTCTAAATGTTAATATTTATGTTTATATATAATTTATTCAGATAATTGTAAAAATGTTTTTAAGACTGAATCAGGTGTTACAGAAATCGAATCAATTCCTTCATTAATTAAAAAATTACAGAAATCAATACTATCAGATGGTTGCTGTCCACAGAATCCAACTTTAATATTATTTTTCTTATATGTTTGTATTGCAGTTGATATCATTCTTCTATAACTTATATTTGTATGATCGCTCAAATTTGCAATCTTTTCAGAATCACGATCTATGCCCAATGTTAATTGTAACAGATCATTCCCGCCAATTGATACACCATCAATGTGTTCTGAAAATCGATCTGCTTCAATTACGTTACTAGGAATCTCGCACATTAAATATACTTGTAAGCCATTAACTCCACGTTCTAAACCATATAATTTCATTATATCTAATACTTTTTTGCATTCTTCTGGTGTTCTACAAAATGGTATCATAACAATAATATTGTCCATATCCATTGTTTCTCTGGCATACTTTATTGCGATACATTCTAATTCAAATCCTTTTTTGTATTCTTCAGAATAATATCTGGATGCCCCTCTCCATCCTAGCATAGGATTTTCTTCTTCTGGTTCATATAGTTCTCCCCCAACTAAATTTTTATATTCGTTGGATTTGAAATCGGATAATCTTACAATGATGTTGTTAGGGTAAAATGCTGATGCAATTTTTGCAATACCGCGGGCCAATCTTTTTATAAAATACCATTTACCATCATCATGGTCACCAATAATATTCTTTATTTTTAATCGAACATCTTCTCTGACATTTGGATAATCTAATAATGCTAATGGATGAATTTGTACATAATTATTAATTATAAATTCTAATCTAGCCAATCCGACACCTTTATTTGGTAATAAACTCGCAGAAAATGCAACTTCAGGTGATGCAACGTTTAACATTAAAGTAACTGGTAATTTTTTATTTGTATTAATTTCATATTCTTCTATTTCGAAGTCAAGTTTTCCTTCATATATTTTTCCAGTTTCACCTTCGGCACAATTCATAGTAACTTCACTATCATCTAGTATTTTAGTACTACCGTTAGAAGTTCCAACAATTGCATTAATTCCAATTTCTCTTGCCACAATTGCTGCATGACAAGTTCTACCACCTTTATCAGTAATAATACCAGATGATTTTTTCATAATAGGTTCCCAATCTGGAGTTGTCATACTAGTAACAAGTATTTCACCTTCATTAAATTGTTTAAATTCGCTGATATCTTTTAATACTCTTACTTTACCAGAAGAGATTCTTTCACCAACTGCAACTCCAGTTAATTGTACATTACCTGTCTCTTTCATTTTATATTTTTTCATAATAGAAAAATCATTATTTGAATGTATTGTTTCTGGTCTAGTTTGAATAATATATAATTGCTTATCCAATCCATCTAATGCCCATTCTACGTCTACTCCAATTTTTTTATCAAATAATTTACAATAGCTTTCTTCTAAGAGTAATACATATCTTGCTAATTCTATTGCATGATTATTACTTAAACTATAACTAGCCTTTTCTATTAGATTTGTTTCAATTTCACTGATTCCATTTTCTGAATATATAATTTTTGAATTTTTATTACCTAAACTTTTCATTACAATCGGGTCACATAATGTATTGCGTAATACACGTTTATCTACTATAAACTCGTCTGGTTTTACACCACCACTGACAACTAATTCGCCTAATCCAAATGCGGAATTAATTACAATTGCTTTATTATATCCTGTTTCAGGATCAATTGAGAAACTTACACCTGCCGAGCCTATGTCTGATCTAACCATTTTTTGTATACCAACAGATATTTTAACATCTTCGAAATTAATATTATTTGTTTTTCTATAAGAAATTGCTCGAGCATTAAATAAGGATGCAAAACAATCTTTTATAGCTTTTATTAAATGATCGCTGGAAGTAATATTTAAATATGTATCTTGTTGTCCAGCAAAAGATGCGTTTGGTAAATCTTCACAGATTGCAGATGATCTTACAGCAACTTGTATATCTTGGGTATAAAATTCTTTTAAAATATTATAATTTTGTAATATATCATCAATTTTATCTTGAGATAAAACTGCTTTATTAAATAAATCTTTTATAAATTCAGATGTTTTATTTAAATCGTCTATATCGTCAACATTAACAGTATTCATCGCATCTTCTACAAACTTATTTAATTTATTTTCTTCAATAAATTTATCATATACGTCTGTAGTAATAGCAAAACCATTTGCAATTTGGAAATTTAATTTCTTTGATAGGTTGTATAATTCTCCTAAAGATGCATTTTTTCCACCAACTTTAATTTTATTATTATAAGAACAGTCTTTAAACCACAGTATATCCATATACCAGGTGTAAGGTTTTATATAAAAAGTGATATAAAAAGTTATCAAAATTGCACGACTATATATAAAATTTAATATATTATAGTTACATATGCAATATATCAAACGCATCGCTAGTAAAATAATATATCAAAAGAAAGGTTTACATACTTTAATTCCATCTATATTTCAAAATAATGCGAATCCTATAAAAATAACAAAAGGAAATGATTGTATTTTATTAACAGACGATCATAAAGAAATCATTGATTTTACGTCAAGTTCAATGGTTGTTAATTTAGGTCATAATAATAAGTATATATTTGATGGATTCCAAGAACATTTAAATACTGGTATTGGTTATGTTAGTTCCGAAATGATAACAGAACATCAGGAATTATTAAGTGAACGATTAATTAATATAACTAAAAATACTGGAGGTAAGGTATTTTATACAAATACTGGAGCAGATGCGAATAAAAATGCAATATTTTTAGCAAATGAATATCAATATAATAATGGATTTAAAAATAAAAGTAGATCATTATCATTCAAAAATTCATTTCATGAAGGATCTGATATTACAGTATCTTTTAGTAATGCTGAACCTGAGAATCGTTATGATTCATTGCCTATTGAATCAATAATGGAAAATCCATGTTTATATGATAATGGATTTAATAGTCTAAAACAAATTAGGGAATTATTTAGGGAAAATGACGATATTGCATCAATTATAATAGAAGGTTCGTCTAGTATTGGGGGATGTATTTTATATCCATCTAATTATCTTAATACATTGCAAATTTTATGTAAACAAAATAATGTATTAATAATTTGCGATGAAATTGTCAGTGGATGGGGAAGAACTGGACATATATTTGCATATATGAAAAATAATATAAAACCGGATATTATAACATCTTCGAATGGGTTAACAAATGGGTATTCTCAATTAGGTACTGTAATTATTAATAAAAATATTGCGGATATGTATAATGATAGGCCGTTTTTAAATGGCTTAATATATTCTGGTCATCCATTATATTGTAGTATTGCAAATAGATGTTTAGATTTATATTTAGAAGATAATGAAGAAATTATAAAATATGCAAAATTAAAAGGCACATACCTTAATAAGTTAGGAGATGAGATTAAAAATTATAATGACATCGTTTCAGATTATCGCAATAATGGATTATTAGGATGTATTGAATTAAATATAAAAAATAAAGAAATATTAAGTAAGATAAATAATGAATTATTGGAGAAGAATATATTTTGTTTTATGAGAGAAAATTATATATTTACTGCACCACCTTTAACAATATCATTAAATTTAATGGATATTTCAATGGCTAAAATTAATGATGTTATGCAAAATAATTATATGCATTTTAGATATTAAAATTTAAAATCTTATTATTTATTATATGAACAATCATAATATTCAAGATAAATTTTATAAAGCATCAATTAAAAAAATATCTCATAAAGAAAAATATATTAATAAAGAAAATATGATATTTATTAAACCTAATTTTAAATTATTAGAACCCAATGAAAAATTAAATAAAACAAATTATGATTTTGCATTTTATTTTGATTTAAAAAATACAAAATCTGTAAATAAAATAACATCTAAACAATTTATATCTTCCGATTTTCCATATTTAGTATTAGTAAGAAATCGAAGTAAAGATGATAATGTAGTTATAGTTTTACAAACACCTAAATTAAAAACACAATGCGGAGGAGAGTTAATTAAACCTCCCGGTATGAATATACCATCATTTGATAGTATAAAACATGTAGGACCAGGATTTAAACAAGAAACTGCCAGAGATAATGGATGGAAACTAGATCAGTATAATGCACCCCTTGTTGATATTGATAAATTATCTTCTGAACATGAAAATCATGATGTTAATTTATATCCATCAGATCCAATGTTTGGTGCGAAAGAGATGGATGGATTAGTTAAAAAAGAAAAGGATAAATTTAAAAATTACGAAACTGGTTTTACAAATGGTTTCGACAATGGATACCATAAAGGTTATTATTTTGGATATTCAGCTGCTGCTGCATATCTTTATCGATTTTATAAAAAATATTATACTGATTATATGAATAAATATGAAGATAAAGTAAAGGATGATGCATATGCATCATTAGATGCACAAAAGGATAAATTAATCGCAAAAATTACTAATCCATTTGGCGCTAAAATTGATGAAGCGATGAAAACGGTAGCGGATACAATTATTGGATCTACGATACTGACAGGGGGTAATGATCCAGATAACTTATATGAAGGATTGCCAATGCATATGCTTCCTGATAATGTTTTATCATTAGAAGCGTTGCAACCAAGACCAACCGGAATATTTTATTTTATTGATTTATTATTAGGCAAGACACCTCCTCCATCTGCAGATCCATCTAGACATTGCTATAGACCTGATTCAGAAGATTTGAATAATATATTAAGAAAAAATTTCCATCCGAAATTTAGAGATGCTATTATGGGCGTAGAAGAAAACTGGGATGATAGAATATATAATAGAAGTTGTAATAAATTTACATTGAAATTTATGAAATATTGCCCATATAATAGTCATCCTGGCGTTGAATTTGATTCTAATATTGGAAAATATCATAAGATATGTAAGAGAAAAGAAGATGATGATAAAGGATGTATAATTATGTAAACGTATTTAAGAAAAGTAATTAAATATACTTAAGAAGTAGAATATATAAAATTATGTAAGTATTATATATAATACACAGTATTTCTCTTAAGACAAAAAACATGTCTTAATCTTTTGAAAAATTATTAATATGAAAATCCATATTTTTAATATCATAATATATGATATTAAATCTTTTTAAAAATGTCAAAAATGTTCAAAATATTATCATTAATTTCTAAATCGACCGGTAATCCCATCTTTTTCATATCATTGTATGTGATATTAAATTCATGTGAAAATTTAGTATTAACTAATTTTTTTATAATTTCGTCTTTATTAGTATTATTTTTCAAAAGTATATTCATAATATGTAATTCCTCTTGATGATGATCTTTTGCTTCCAATGATTGTAATTTATCAATAGGCGTATCCTCTTTTGTTTTACCAATAGTTTGTATATGTCTTGCTGAAAAACTTAATTCCTCATTATTTTCTGTATTGGGCATGTAATTTAGTTGTGTATCAATTGGACTAAATAAGCTGTACCATTTACAATGAATTTTTTTCCCAGCGATTGCCATAATAGTTCCTGCACTTTGTGCATATTCAGGAATGTATGTATGTATATCTAAATCGTTTGTTGATAAAAGATATGCAATTGCGTCTGCATAACATGATAACCCGCCTTCTGTATGAATTATTATATGAATTTTATTTTTAATGTCGATTTTTTTAAACATTGTCATTACTCTATCGATATCTTCGAAATTAATTAAATTTCTTACTTTACATTTACTACATTTTATGAATGTTATATTCATATATTTCTTACATTTACATGTATAATCTGAAATTATAAATGTATTCTCATTTATTAGACCATTTAATGTATTGGCATTATTATGAATATTAAAATAGAGCGTTACTATAGGTATTATAAATCCAACTAACGGAACATTGATATAATTTAATACATTCATTTAAAAATATATATAATTAAACTCATAATAATTGTATATATCAATTTTTATGATATTTTATTTAGTAAAATCAAATAATAGTTAACTAAGTGATAAATAAAATTGAAAAAATGAATTAAACAAACATTGAATATTATAAATAAAATGTCTCAAGTTATTGAAACCGATTCTGTATTTAATTTAATTTCTCAAATTAGTAGGGAATTAATAAAAGATGTGGATTTAAATAAAATATATTTAGATGATACTGGTAATTTAGGTATATTATTAATGAAAAAGAATAAAAAAATATATTCAAAATATTGGGTAGACCACTATCCAGTAGATGTAGATGAAAGATTTAAATTATTAAAAGACGGAGAATGGATTTATCATATGGGCAGTCAGGGATCTACGTGGATTATTAAGAAAGTAAAGAATAATATTCATGGTCTAGAGGTCAATGAGAATATTACAACACCTTTATCTGTACCTGAAGAGGATAATAAAAAAAACATATTAAATACAATATCTTTTATTTCAAAATCTAAATTTCATATTTTTGAAGAAAAAAGTTGGATTTGGAATTATGAATTAAAAATTTAATATATAATAATGTAAATATGTGGTCGATGAAATAAATAAATAAAATATATTTTATTTATTTATAAAATAAAAGAGGAAAATTATGAAAAATTCCAAATATGTCAACTCTAAATATTTGGAAAAGCTGCATCGAGGTAAACTCCACACATCCCTTCCTGGGTATCAGTATTTGCGAAGTGAATAAAGCCACCATCGCCCCATGTTTCACCCCAGCTATTTTTAATAGTGATAGTTGTAGCATCATATCCAACTGCTAATACTCCATGATCAATCTCACCAGTATAGCATTTATCATAATCAAATACTCCACCGCTATAATGTTGGAATTGTGTAGTATCTGCTTGAATACCAACTGATAAAGGTTGCTTTGCTAATACTGAGAAGAAAGTATTTGTATCGCTTGCTTTAATCGAACTACATTCTGTAATAGAACTTCCAGTTACTGGAGTACATGAACTGGATTGACAATTATTTCTTGAACTTTTTGCAGTATATGTATAATCGTCATATGAGCAAAGTCCATTATTATCAATAACATATTGAAATGCACTTGTCATTAGTCCACCATTGCATCCCATATTTCCATATTTCCAAGAACAATCAACAAGTTGTTGTTCTGAAAGTGAAATGAGATTATTAGAATGAATCGCAGTAACACCTTCTAAAGCTCCCGCTGCAGAAAAACTCCAACATGAACCACATTGTCCTTGATCTTTAACAGATGTTACCAAATTCTTATCACGTAAATTTGAAGCAGTTGGAAAGTCAGAAGTAGCAGTATATTCAGAACATTTTGTACTTCCTCCAAGTAATTTTGTAAAAAAACTATCATCTCTTTTATGAAGAGTTAGATGTTCTTTAAAGGCTTGAGGAGTTAGGTCAGTAAATGGCCCTACTCCTAGATAAAATGTATGTTCTCCCATATCATACTCAATATTGTGAGTCATAATCATTTTCATGTTAGAATTATAAATATCTCTTCTTATGATAAAATCATCTTGAATATATACCTTCTTAAATTTCTTTAAATAATCCCTGAATTCCATTCTTGAACTATGTTTATTAGAAATAAGATCCTGATTAGTATTTGATTCACATAATTTAATATTTTGACAAATATCATTGGGTGAAATATTTTGGGTAACTGTCGTAATTAACTTAGGCATGTTTTGAGTTACGAGTGAATCACATTCTGAAATGTATTTCATAGGTAATTCAGAACATATTTTGTCTAGAGAATTCTCTAGACGTGTCTCCGTCCAATTTCCATTAAGAGTATGTTCCACACTGCCTATAACAACTTGGCATAGGCTGCATTTCATATCATCATAAGAATTGGTATTAAGATTGGCATTGGCATTGGCATTATATGCCATAAATGTAACTAAAAGTGCTATTTGGTAGATCATCATATTTTATTAATATTAAAAATATGTACGAAATAATGTTAATATCAATTTTTAATTAGTCTAATTGATTACATCTATTAGCCTGTTCACTCCATTTACATACATAATTAGACCCATTATAACAATCACGTGGATTATTTAAATTAGTAATATTACAAGGTAATGAATTAAGACGATTATAATTAATAATATCTTTTTGTTTTTTATGTCTACCCTCTAACATACTAATACGTCTTAATTCCTTTTGATATTCTTGATCACTTTCTAAATATAAATATAAAGTCCATATTGTTATAATTATTATTAGTGATATGTATATTACTTTTAGCATTATATATATATCTTATATATATATTATTTTAATTATAGTATTTTATATATTTACATTCATAATTTGAGATGAGTCAATGCTAATATTATCTGAATCTGAATCTACTAGATTATTATTACTGATATTATCATCGATATGTATATCTTTATTTGCATAAATTAAATTAAATTCCAATTTAAATGATAAATTACAGAAATCGACTAAATTACCAAATTCATCTTTAATTTCTATTTCCAATTTATCTAAATTAATAGATTCACAGTCTAAAATATAAGTACCTTTTTTAGGTATAGATGTATTTACTATCGCTATTTCCTTATCTGATATATTATTTAAATATATGTAAATATAATTACAGTTTCTTAAATCATATGCGTTCGCTCCACCATATGTATTTTTATTAACTAAAACATTTGTAGTATCAAATCCCAAAATACTTAGTATATTATTTTCTTTACGATATAGTGAAAATGTATTTTCACTCTTAATTGTAACTTTACTCGAGTTCTTATTATAAGAAAATATTAAATCATATGGTTTACCTAGCTTATTAAGTTTTTTTATCAGAGTTGATACATCATAATTACCATTTGGTATAGTCATAATATTTATATCATCCGTATCATCAATTGCAATTTCTTCACTATCAGATTCATTAAGTGTGATTTCCGTCGGTTTATTTAATTCATCAAACTTAAAATATAACTTATTATTGGTCTCATTAATATTATTACTAAATAATGGGAAATCATATGATATTAATTCTATTTTTTGAATAGTTTCAATTGTTTCATCAAGATTATATGTAAATTTATTATTTGAATTATATAATTTTGAATTAATAAAAACAGTTTTTTTATCAGCTTGAATCAATTTGAGATTCTTAGTTATTAATCCATTAATAACTTTCTCTTTATTAATTAAATTTTTATACGACGTTTCAATCGTTTTATGACGATCACTTAAACTTATTACCTCCTTCTTAATTTCCTCCTTCTTATTTTCAATTAATTCTAATTTTCTATCATTGTCATTTACCTGATTATCCATTACTTCGTCGAATCTCCTTCTCAAATCTATATTAATCTTCTTTTCCTGCTCAAGTTGACCTGTTAAAATTTTTACTTTACTAATTAATTCATTATTTAATTGATCGCCACCATTGTCTATTGGTTGTTGATAATGTTGCTGAGAAGGTGCTGTATTTGGATTTAGCATCTGGGTTTTTACATGATTTTGTAATTGTTCTTGAAGCAATTGTACTTGTTTTAGTTGTTCTACTTGTTTTCGCCCCAATTCACTCAAATATGTAGATATTTTATCATCATGTGACTCTATTTTTTTATTAATAGATGGTTGTGGTTGTGGTGGCGGTATATTATGTTGTTTATTTTGTTCTGAATTACTCTGAGCATATGTATTTAATAATTTCAATAAATCATTTTGATTTATATTACTTAATTTATCTATAATATTACCATTATTAATATTTGCAGCACTATCTACCATATTATTCTGTTGTTGGATTTTTTGTTGATTTTGTAATTTTTGATTATACATTTGCTGTTGCTGCATTTGTTGTTGTTGCATTTGTTGTTGTTGCATTTGTTGTTGTTGCATTTGCTGCTGTTGCATTTGCTGCTGTTGCTGTTGTGGTGGCTGGTATTGTGGTGGCTGGTATTGTTGTTGCTGCTGTTGTTGTTGGTATTGTTGTTGCTGCTGCTGTTTTTGTTTTTGCTCATTTTCTTTAATCGATTTGGTAAAATCTGGTATTGGTGCATTAGAATTTTCATTAGATGTTGATTCTCCATTTAAATTCGATCTTTCTTGTTGTAGCATCTCGAGTCTTCTATTTGTATCAACAGATTCATCTATTTCTGGCAGTCCTTCTGTTATTTCATTACTGCCAAAATTTATATTACTAAAATTTGAATCAACGTTTGCGCCACTTAAATAATACGTATCTCCTTGCATTTTTGCATTATCATTTTGAGAATTAGATTCTTGAGCAGATAAAAATGAATTATTTATTTGCGGCTCTTGTGAGAAATGTTCAGCATTTCTCACTGGTTCTGCTTTTTTTAGATTTTTAATAAAATCCATCTCTGGCGGACGTACAATACCAGGTACTTGACTTTGTCGTTCGGACATTAGTCTTTCCATTGCTTGTTCTGGAGCAACATTTTCACTATATCTAGATGATTGATCTGTTTTGAGAACGTCCATATATGGCATAGTTTTGTTACTATCAAAATTGGTATTAGGTTTTGAATTATAATTAATATTTCTATTAGAAATATCATATCCGGATTCTTTGACCTGAGATGTATGCTGTGGTCTGTCTAAATATTGTATATTACGATTTTGATTTACTTCTCTGTCCCGATTATATTGTGCAGGTCCAACATTTGAGTCTCTATTAATTTGAGGTTGTCTTTTTGCAACTTCTTGTATAGTTGATTCTAATGAGTACTTATTAAAAGTATCTAAAATTTTAGGTAGATGTTTATTTGTAATTTTTGATTTATCTAATTTATTATATACTTTTTTCATATTATTTAATAAAAGCTCTAATATTTCGGTTTTTTCACTTTTTGTTTTATCTTCTAATTTTAATTGTTTTGTAATTTGGCCATTTAAAAATGCTAGATTATCTCTATTAACAAACTTACTTTCCATTATATTTAAAATTTAATATCTTTTTATTTTTAAATATAAACCGTAAAATTATTTTAATTTTTAATATATAATGGCAGATATGTTTAATACAGATGCTCGTAATAGAGGTAATTTATCTGGAACACCTATTCGAGATAATTATTATGATAATGCACCAACACCTGCAATGTTTACTGAAAATATGAAGGAAAGATGTTTATTTACAAATAATAATAATCAACATCAAACTATAACACAAGATAATAATATTTCATATGATAATTCTAATAATATGGATGGCAGAGGTATGTTTATACATGAACAAAATTATATACAACGCCCACTATTAGATAATAATATGAATCAAGAAGTAAGAAATGAATTTATAGATGAACGAGATATAATAATAGATACAATAGATCGTGATATATCAATATACCCAAATATATTTGATTTTACATTAAGAATGGGTCGTACCGATACAACACCAGGACCATCAATTCATCGTTCAATAAAAAATGTAAAATATATTAAATTATTAAAAACAATATTTCCTGATAATTACTATATAAAGAAAACGGATATTAAAACTTCTAAAGTGGATAAATTAGGCTTAATTGATACCTTTATAAAAGGAAATAATGCAAATTTAATAAATACAAATACTGCATTATTTGATAGCAAATATGAATTAACAAGTGTTACAACTGGATCAACAACAAGTTCTTATTATGTATTAGGAGCAGCAGGAACTACTTTAACTGGTGCAACTGCTGGTTTTGCGAATTTATCTTTTGCTGTAACTGGTGCAGGTACATTTAGTGTAACAGCCGACACCGGTACTGAAATTACTGCTGCTTTATTCCCTGTTGGCAGAGTAGTTAGAATTCAAGATACTACCAATTATAATGGATATTATACAGTAGAAACAGCAGGAAATAATACTGTAGTTATATTAAATGCTTTATCTGCCACATTCTCTGCAGCTGGTACTCCAGCAAATGAAGCAACAGACACTAATGCTAAAATAACTCCATATGCTGCAGCGGAAACATTTACATGGGCAACTGATCTTGGTTATGCTATGATTAATTCTGTAGAATTACAAATTGGCGGAACCAAAATTGATAAACACTATGGTAGATGGATGCACATCTGGAGTCAATTAACTAGATCATCTGGTCACAATAACTCTCATACTCAAATGATCACTGCCGCTGCTGGTTCTACATCCAGCTCTTTGTATGTACCATTACAATTTTTCTGCTGCAGAAACGACGGTTTAGCTTTACCATTAATTGCTCTACAATACCATGATGTCAGACTTGAATTTGATTTTTCTGCTGCTAATCAATGCTGTACATCTGCTACACATTCTGGTAATGTATCTATGTCTAATACCACATTACTTACCAACTACATCTATCTAGATTCTGAAGAAAGAAAGAGATTTGCACAAGCATCTCACGAATACTTAATCGAACAATTACAATTCACTGGTGTTGAAACTGTTACTGCCGGTTCAAACAATAAAGTTAGATTAAATTTCAATCATCCTGTTAAAGAATTAGTATGGGGTGTTG